TTCGAATCATTGGTGAGATTTCAGGTTTTATAGGAAACGGAGAGACAAATTCTCACTGCTCTCCAATCAATCCCACCACGAATGCCCCATATTTCACTATAAAGAAGGAAGGTTGGGGCAGTGGATGGGCAAGTGGTAATGCACTTCGCTTTAACACCATTGCAGCCAATCATCCGATTTGGGTGATTCGTACGGTGAAGCAATCGGAACCTACCGTATTGTCTGATTCGTTTCAAATCATGCTACGTGGTGATATTGACCGCATTATTCAAAGCATAGCTGCTTAATTTTTAATCCAAATATGACCGCTTCGGCGGTCTTTTTTATGAGTAAAAGGCCATGGCAACAAATAAGACAGTGAAGTTTTTTACATCAGACAACAGTAATGCACCTCAATTGCAAAATGCTTCAGGCTCAATGATAACTTTGCTCGATGCTTGCCTAGTGACAGGTATTCAGGTGGGGGTTATTAACTCACTCTCTAATACTGGACTTGAAGCAACTGCTGTATTTGGATTGCCTCATAACCTTAAAAAATATCAGGTCGTCAGAGTGAGTGGTGCAACACAGGCTGAATACAATGGCGACTTTAAAATTAAACAAGTGGTCAATGCAACGACCATTAAGTTTGAATTGAATAGTGTTGCGAGTGTTGCGAATGCCTCGGGCACGATTAATTGCATGCTTGCACCCTTAAATTGGGATAAGCCTTTCTCAAGTTCAACAGCTTTAGGAGGAGGGCGTGCTGCATATCGTTCAAAAGATGAAACTTTGTCAAATCGCCCATTTTTACGTGTGGTGGATGAACGCATTTCTAGTTATAGCAATAACTATGCGAAATATGCCAAAGTAGGTATCGTTGAGGAGATGACCGGTATTGATGTGATGCAGGGTGTACAAGCCCCTTATATTGCATCTGCCGCAACACGAAACTGGAATCCAACGGGGAGTGGGGTCAATATAAAGAATGGATGGGCTAAGTGGTATTACTACACACTGGGTGAATACAACTACGACTCAATGAGCTTAGTTGATTACGAGACAGAAAATAGATCTTGGATGGTGATTGGAACAGAGTCTGCATTTTATATTCTCAATGGTGTTGATAATCAAAAAAATATTCCAGATGAGGAAAAGGAGTTAGCGTTTTGTTATGGGTTTGGTGCTTTTAACCCTATAGCAAATGATGACTTATTCACACACTTTTTGCTGGCAAGCAATGTTTGGGAGACTGCTCAAAGCACTCTCAATCGAATGGAGTCTTTCACACGAGATGTGGTGGTCGGCTCTGAGGAATACGCTAACACAGCACTGGGACGTAGTGTTTTTTTGCAGAGAGGTTATAAAAAATCCGCGTATGCTCAAGCGACTTGTCGCAAGGCGACACTTGAACCTGGAATCAATGTGGTGAGTGGAAGTTCGGCTGGATACGCAGTAAGCGCTGAAGTGTTTGGCGGCGTCGTTATTCAAACCCCTTTGGTACTTGAAGTCACAGCATCATCCCAAGCGCATCCTCGAGGCTTTTTACCCCTGATTAAGACGATTCCCCATAAAGCCCTTTACAGCAACGTGCAGTTAATAGAAGAGGGTGGCTTGGTACTTCTAGCAAAGCACGTCCGCGGGACGAGTAGCTATCCACTAGGCATTGTGTTATTTGATCTAGGAGAGCAATAGTGGGCATCAAGATTGATCAAACGACCACAGTTCGATTTAAAGAAAATATTGCTTTTAAAACTTTCGACTTTCAAACGATTCAAGGGCAGGTAACCGAAAAATCAGTGCCTATACCTTGTCGTGTTCGATTATTTGAAAGAAAGTCGGGTTTGTTATTTGCTGATGTCTTAACAGATGATCAGGGCTATTATCAATTCGAAAACTTAAGTAATGAGTGCTCATATTTTATTGTGGCACATCATCCTAAACTTAAATTTAATGCAGTCATTCAAGATAATGTGGTGCCAAAATGATACAAATCTCAAAAAAAGCGGGAATTGTTGCACTTCAAGCTCATGCTGAATTTTTAGATCATGGGGCTGGGGCTGCATATTTTGCATATTACAGTGGTGCCAAACCTGTCAGCACAGAAGTGGCTGCAAACCCATCGAATTTACTTTGCGTACTGCCATTACCTGAGCCATGCATTAAACAGGTTTTAATTGATGGTATAGAGTTACATGAAACCGAAGCAGCACTGGCCACAAAATCAGGTACAGCAGTATGGGCGCGCTTATATAATGGCGATGATGAAGCATATGCAGATTTTGGTATAGGAACTGCTGGTACTGACATTGTGCTGAATAGTGTCAATATTGCACTTGGCTCAAGTCAAAAGATTGATAGCATTATCTTAAAACCATATTGATTTAGAGGTGGTTAATGTCTTACACACCACCTGACGCACATGACGTCATACTTAATTTTGAACAGACTTCTACAGCAACAGACAGCCACAATTTGGCTTTAAATTTTAACGATTCCTTAGATCAGTTAAGTTTTCTAAATGCTGAAATTGATACTCGTATTCAAGTACAACTGAGGGGTTCGAATACAGAGCTAGAAGTAAATAGTGGTACATTGCACAGTACTATTAACACTTCGATTAATGCGGATATTGCTGGAACCAATCAGGACAATGTAGATAATCACGGCACAATCTTGGCAACGATTAACCCCTCTATTCAGTCTGATATTTTGGGTTTGAATGATATCAATCATATTGTGGGGGTATCTCTTGTCTCAAGGCTGAAATATCGGAAAGCCTTTAAAAAAATAAAACAAAAAAAAAAAAAAAAAAACAACACACATTTTAT